ATATTATCGGTCATAATCGTCGAAATAACTTTATTAAAAATCTTGCATTAGATTTAAAAGGCAATACTTTGATACTATATGCAAGAGTTGAGGGGCACGGTCAACCACTTTTTGATTTAATAAATAATAATAAATCAGATGATCGTCAAGTATTTTTCATACATGGCGGGGTTGAAACAGAAAATCGAGAAAAGGTTCGTGAGATTGCAGAAAGTGAAAACAATGCCATTATCGTTGCCTCTTACGGCACCTTCTCAACTGGAATTAACATTAAGAACCTTCATAATGTAATCTTTGCTTCACCCTCCAAATCTAGAATTCGTAATCTTCAGTCAATCGGTAGAGTTCTCCGAAAGGGAGACAAGAAATCGAAGGCAACTCTATATGATATTGCTGATGATATTTCTTATAAATCAAGAAAAAACTACACATTAAATCATTTAATTGAAAGAATTAAGGTTTACAACCAAGAGAACTTCAATTATGATATAGTTAACATACCACTGAAAAACTAATGGGCGAAGAGTTCTACGCTATTATTAAACTAACATCTGGGGAGGAAATCCTTTCAGTGGTTTGTGTTGACGAATCAGAAGACGAACCAGTTATAATTCTAAACAATCCTGTGACTATGAAGTATATTAATCATCCAGGTATGAGATCTCTAGTCAAGGTCAAACCTTGGTTAGAACTCTCAGATCAAGATATATTTGTAATACGTCAAGATAAAATTATTACAATGACTGAAACTCAAGATGCTAAACTTATATCAGTTTATGATCAATTTATAAGTGATATGGATGATGATAATATTATAATTCCAGAAAACGGTCAGGTCGGACTCTCGACTCAAATGGGATACCTATCAAATGTAGATGATGCTCGTGAGTATCTCGAAAGTATATACAATAATAATATTAAAGAAAGTTAGCTATTATTACCCTTGAACCTCTACAAAGGTTATTGTACACATATTACACCCACTTGTCAAGCTCTGAAAATATGGTATAATAAAATATAGTTATACGGGAAAAGCAATGTCATGCCAAAAAAGAAGTCCGAACACTATGTAAATAACAAAGAACTCTTACAAGCACTAATCGTATACAGGGAAAAGGTTGCTCATGCAAAGGAGAATGATCTACCAAAACCACGTATCACGAATTATCTTGGAGAGTGTTTTTTGAAGATTGCAACACATTTGTCATATAAACCTAACTTTGTTAACTACATGTTTCGTGATGATATGATATCAGATGGTATTGAGAACTGCGTTCAATACATTCATAACTTCGATCCAGAGAAGTCTAAAAACCCATTTGCTTACTTTACTCAAATCATTCACTATGCTTTTCTACGTCGTATTCAGAAGGAAAAGAAGCAATTAGATATTAAGACTAAAATTATAGAGAGAACTGGATTTGATGAAGTCATGAAGGTTGACGATAATTCTCTGTCAGGTGATAGTTCAGAATATAACACAATTAAAGATAACATACAATACAAGTCTTCCAATAGATGAGAGTCGCTGTAATTACTGATACCCACTATGGTGCAAGAAAGGGGTCAACACATCTTCACAACTACTTCCAGTTGTTTTATGATAATATTTTCTTTCCAACTTTAGAAAGAGAAAAAATTGATACTGTCATTCATATGGGTGACATATTTGATAGTCGAAAGTCAATTGACTATCAGAGTTTAGAGTGGGCAAAGCAAGTTGTATTTGAACCATTGAGAAAGTATAAGGTGTATGCCATTACAGGTAATCACGATTGTTACTATAAAAATACAAATCATGTCAACTCACCAGAACTTTTATTAAACGACTATTCAAACATATCAACCTTCTCAAAGGCAACAGAAATTAATATTGATGGATTAGATATTCTTCTTTTACCTTGGATTAACTCTGAAAACTATGATGAGAGTCTTGAAGCGATTCAAAACTCAAAGTCTAAAGTTGCAATGGGTCATCTTGAGATCAATGGATTCAAAGCAACTCGTGGACATATGATGGAAGATGGTATGGATACAGATGTCTTCAGTAAGTTTAATGCTGTTTACTCTGGTCATTTTCATACTCGATCTACTGATGGAAAGATAAACTATCTTGGAAATCCATATGAAATGTATTGGAATGATGTGAATGATACAAGAGGATTTCATATTTTTGATACGGATACCATCACTCATGCTCCAATTAACAATCCTTATAAATTATTCTATAACGTGTATTATGAAGATACTCCCTATCAGACCTTTGATTCAACACCATATGAAAACAAAATAGTTAAGGTTATTGTTCGTAAAAAAACAAATCCAAAACAATTCCAAAAATTTATTGATAAGTTATATGCAACTGGAATTCAAGATCTTAAAATCATTGAGAACTTTGAATTGATTGAAGGTGAAGATTTTGAAATGGATGAAGATGAGAATACATTATCTTTACTGAATCGTTACATTGATGAGTCAGAGTTTGATCTTGACAAGAATATTATAAAGGGAATCTTCCAAGATTTATATCGACAAGCTTGCGAGGTAGAGTAATGTTTCTCTTAACACTACATGACAAAAGAGAAGAAGGAGCATATGCTGTTCAAGACCATCAAGGGGATAAGGTCTTATTTCTCTTTGAAGAGGAGGATGATGCAACTCGCTATGCAATGCAGTTAAATGAAGACGAACATCAGATCAAAAGAATGGATGTAATAGAAGTTGATGATGAGCTTGCATTAATGACTTGTAAGAGGTATAATTACAAATATGCAGTAATTACTCCCAACGATATCGTAATACCACCAAAAAATGCTAACCTTCAAAAAGATTAAGTGGAAAAATTTTCTCTCAACAGGAGATCATTGGACAGAAGTAAATTTTCAAGATAGTCACACTAACATCGTTATTGGAACAAATGGTGCTGGAAAATCCACTATGTTGGATGCTTTGACCTTTGTTCTTTTTAATAAACCATTTCGTAAGATCACTAAATCACAGTTAGTGAATACAGTAAATGAGAAAGATTGTTGTGTTGAAATTGAATTTACTGTCAATAGTCGTGATTACTTGGTAAGAAGATCAATCAAACCAAACAAGTTTGATATTGAAGTCAATGGTAATCCATTGCATAAACAATCAGATGATAGAGCAAATCAAAGATTATTAGAAGAGAGTATATTAAAAGTTAATTATAAGTCATTTACACAGATTGTAATATTAGGTAGTAGTACATTTGTCCCATTTATGCAACTGTCAAGTTCAGTTCGTAGAGATGTGATTGAGGATCTATTAGACATTCGTATTTTTTCTGCAATGAATAATTTGATCAAAGAAAGAATGAGAGAAAAGAGAGAACAAATTAGATCTCTTAATTTAAAGAAGGATAATTTTAAAGATAAAATTGAGATGCAAAACAATTTTATTAAAGAAATTAAAGAGCAAAGTAAGAATACAATTGATTTAAATAAAAATAAAGTCAATCTCCTTATCAAGGAATCTGATGATTATCTATTGGCAAATACTGATAAGGAAAATATTGTTTCTGGTCTAATTAAAGATCAGGAAAAACTGACAGGATCAGGAGAAAAATTAGCAAAGCTTAATAATCTTAAAGGTAAAATATCTCAAAAGGTATCGACCATTACGAAAGAGCATAAGTTCTTCACAGACAACACGGTTTGCCCTACATGTACTCAACATATAGAAGAAGATTTTCGTTTAAATAGAATTAATGACGTTCAATCCAAGGCAAAAGAACTTAAGCAAGGTTACGAAGACCTTAAAAAAACTATAGATTCTGAAAAGGAAAAAGAACGTCAATTCACTAAACTATCAAAGGAGATTACTAAACTTACACATGAAATTTCTCAAAACAACACTCGTGTATCTTTCAACCAAAAACAAGTCAGGGAACTTGAATCAGAAATTCAAACAATTACCGAAAGAATTAAAAACAGAAATACTGAAAATGAGAAATTAGTAGAGTTTAAAACAAGTCTTCAGAAAACAGTTGATGAATTGTCAGATCGTAGAGAAGATATCGCACACTATGATTTTGCATATTCCCTTTTAAAGGATGATGGTGTCAAGACTAAAATAATTAAAAAGTATCTACCATTTATTAATCAACAGGTAAATCGTTACCTACAGTTGATGGATTTCTATATCAATTTTACTCTCAATGAAGAGTTTACAGAAACTGTAAAGTCACCAATACATGAAGACTTCTCTTATTCATCATTCAGTGAAGGTGAGAAGATGCGTATTGACTTGGCATTACTCTTTACATGGAGAGAAGTAGCAAGAGTCAAGAACTCTGTAAACACCAATCTATTAATAATGGATGAAGTATTTGATTCATCTCTTGATGGATTTGGTGTAGATGAGTTTCTAAAAATAATCCGTTATATTATAAAGGATGCAAATATTTTTGTTATATCTCATAAAACAGAACTTCATGATAAGTTTGATAACTGCATTAAGTTTGATAAAGTAAAAGGATTCAGTAAAATTGTGAAATGAAAATTTTAGTAACAGGACATAAAGGATTTATTGGTAGTCATGTATATGAATACTTTACAGATCTTGGATTTGAGGTTGATGGATACGATAGACCAGATGATCTGGGAGATTTTAAAACAGATAAAATCTATGATGTAGTTATACATCTTGCTGCAAATGCTGCAATACGTGAGGCAGTTGCAAATCCAGATTTATTTTGGGAAAACAATGTAGAAAAATCTAAACCCATCTTTGATTATTGTAGAGATAATAATGTTAGATGTTTATATGCAAGTTCTGCTGCTGTGTATGAGTGGTGGATTAATGCTTATGGTATTAGTAAAAAAGTAAATGAAGTACAAGCACCACCGAATAGTGTGGGTATGAGATTCTTTAATGTGTATGCAGAGAAGGTAAGTCGTACTGATATGTTATATCGTATG